CCGAATACTCTTTTTAGTATTTTAAACTCACAACGCTGTGCATAATGTAATCTTTTATGGATTGCGGACATAACTCTTTGTCCTTTTTCCATTAAAGCTACGGTTGTTCCTACAGGGGCTTCAGAGTTACCATCACCTGTTGGGTTTTCTACTGTAGCCGCAAATCTTTTACCAGAATCAACTAATGCTCCTAATAACGTAGCTAAAGTACCGCTTGGTTCTTTATACGGCAACGGAAGAAAAGCATCTTGTAATCTTCCTCCAGGAGCGTCAACATCTCGCCATTCTCCAGGCTGTAACGGGTCATCGTGTCGTTGAATATTTAATCCACGTGATTTAAACCCTGCAGGAAGGTTAGAAAGTGTTCCTGCGTCTATTAATTGACGTAAAATAGCGGTAACTGATTTAGTTAAGCCGCCCATCATGTGAATTAAGCCAAATCCGTAAAAACCTAATCCAGGAAGAAACTTATAATGAGTAAAATACTCAATTTTCTTCTTCATAGGGTCTTTTTCTTGATAATTTTGCCTAATTGCTAAAACTTTATTGTTATCTTTGCAAATAGTAACGATATAAGGTAAAGCTAACCCTGTTTCTTCACCATTTTCGTCTAAATCTTGATATCCTTCTAAATCTAAGTCTACATGCATCTCTAAAAGAGTGTATTCTTCATCACTAACCGTTCTAGTTAGTCCTTGTAGCTCGTCTATTTTGTCATCTACTTCAGTATTGTCTACAGAACTTCCTGGAGATGACATTTCCATGTCTTTATAGAATCCAGACAGCTGTAATTTACGTAATTCGTTTTCATTCATGTGAATTACGTGGGTAATTCTAGGAGACGTTAATAAATCTACTGCGTAATAAGGTACAACTAAATCTTCTGACTTAACAAAACGTGAAACAGCCCTACCAAATGAAGGGTCATAGTAAACTTTTTTAAATGCTGAACCAGATAAAGGTAAATAAAATAAAAGTTGGTCCATTTCTGGGTCATACTCTTCCATTTTATACGTTATTTGATAATTCATGAAATTTTTAACACGATTTGCTTTTTCTATTTTAGCGTTATCGGTCATTCCTAAAACTTCAGTATCTACAGGTCCTCCTGCAGGTAACATTTCTTTGTATGCTTGTGCTTGAAACTGTGTTACTGCTTCTGCAAGTATTGGGTGATGAACTCCTGAGGCTCCGACAAAAGGTTGTGACCTTGCTGTTGAATTTATTCCTAATAAATCTAAACCTTCTGTGTATGTTTGAAACCAATCATTTCTAGAATCTAAATCATCTTCGTAAGAACTAACTAATTCTGATGCGATTGTGTTTAGTTCTCGTTCATCTAAACTTTCTGCTAAGTTTTCTCCGAACTTTGAAAAGTTTTCTTCGGGCATATCGCTGCCTCGAATAATTGAACCGTCTGGTTGTACAAAAAGTTCAGTTTCTTCTTCGGGCTGTTCCATAATTTCGAGCTCTATAGCTTGAGAATTATCAGGTACTGCGGAGATTGCTTGTTTTTCAATAGCCATGTTGATAAATCATAGTATGATTTTGATTAATAATAAACCCTTTCGCCTTCATAATAACTTTCTTCCTCAAAATAATCACTTGTTAATTGTAAAAACCCACCTTCCCTAAACCTAGCTAATGCTAGTGTTGTAGCGTCAACGAGGTCGTCGTTTTCACCACTTGGGAAATCAGAAACTTCTTCCATAAGTTCTTCGCCAAATCTATTATCAGGTACCCAAACTCTTCCATCTTGAAAAATTGGAGATACAGAATTTAATCGTGCAATTTTATCTTGTCCTTTTCCTGGACTAAATGTATTTACGGGAATTCCTACCCTACGTAATTCTTGTACTAAAGGAATACCACTAGCTTTAGCTTCAATAATTACTGTATCAGGTACCCAATACTCATACAAACGTAATGCTTCCGCTTTTAATTCAGGAAAATCAAAACGTTCTTTTATACAATCTATTAAAATTAGGTGAGCTTCGTTGCCGTGATATACTTCGTCGCCTATTTTTCCTTCAGGGTACCAAACACCCCATGTTGTTATAGCGGTAAAGTCGGCTCTTTCTGATTTTAAAAACGCTGTATCATAACTTTGTATAATATAATCACATTTCGGTGGTGTGTTTTCGTCCCAAATATTGAACCAGTCTTTAGGAATAATAGAAATACCTTCTCCTGTCGGTCTTTGCATGTACTGTGCCGCCCATTTAGACGGACTTACAGAAGCTTTTATACTTTCAAGTTCTTCTAACTTCCAAAATTCTTTCCATAAAGGCTTTCCACTAGGCAGTATCGCAGGAAATTCTATAATTTCCCACTGGTCAGAACCTTCGTCTTGTGCCATTTTTCTAGTTAATCTACCTGTTAGGTCTTTTTTATTCCAACGAGTCATAACTATGACGATTGCACCACCAGGCTGTAGCCTTTGACGTGGACCTGCCATAAACCATTCGTAAGCTTCGTCCATAGCTTTATCCGACATAGCGTCTTGTTCCGAATGCGGGTCATCAATAATAAACAAATCAGCACCCCTTCCTGCTAATGCACCCCCAATACCTGCGGCGTAATACTCACCACCTTTATTTGTAAGCCATTTACCAGCAGAACGGCTGTCCGCTTTTAGTTCTGTGTCTGGAAATAGTTCTTTGTATTCGTCTCCGTCAATTAAATCCCTAACTTTTCTACCAAAATTAACTGCAAGGTCAGCGGTGTGGGTTGCTTCTATTATTTTTAATTTAGGGTTTTTACCCAATAGGTAAGCAGGAAATAAATGTGACGCAAACTCAGACTTTGTATGTCTAGGCGGCATATTGATAATTAAACGTTTTAGTTTACCACTAGCTATGTCATCAAAAGCTTTCGCCATTTTTACGTGATGGTCGCCGTTAATGAACTCAGACCATATAGATTTTACAAAATCCATAAAGGTACTTGTGGCTTTTTCTTGAAACTCTCGTTTTTCTAATTCTTCTAGTAAAACAGTAAACTCTTTAGCCTCTGCTTTATTTAAATACGCAAGGTCTATGTTTTTTAAAGCTTTTAACTTATCAGCGTTAGATGTCATTTATTTCATTTGGTTTCTAGCAAGTTCTCTTATTAAGTCTTGTATCACATCGGGTGAAACGTTTTCAAACTCTGATAAATTATTTAAAGGGTCTAATGAAATATAGGTATCTCCCTCGCCCTTAAATCTTCTAGGTGGAAAACGCAAAGCATCGTAGCCTTCTTTTTGAAAGAAATCAGTTGTTTCTTTATTAATCGAAGACGGAGTTTTATTCACACTATCTTTTATATTGCCTCTAATTCTATCTATATCGAAATCCATTTGATTTTCGCCGCCTACACGACTTGGTCTACTTCGATACATTTCTCGGTTAGTTAATAACTGGTCTATATCAGACGGCATATTATCAACATCTAAAACTTTGTTAAATTTAGGCTGTAAAATTTTAAGACTTTTTTTACTAAACTCGGGCAATCTGGGGTCTAGTGCATCAGCGGCTAAATATGTGGGTTTATTAGATAACGAAGCTATTCCTCTTTCACCGCGAAACATAAACGGTGTTCCTGCTTCTTCGTTCCTGCGAATTTGTGTAGCTATTTCATCAACAGACATAGGCTTTCTGCCTGTTTTCTTTGTAGCGTCGGCTAATTCTTTTGTCGGTTGTTTTTTACCAAACTTTGTAGGGTCTTTTACAAAGCCTTCGTATTGTTCTTTTATTCTTAATTCTTCTGCTTCCGCTTTATTGATTTGGTCTAGTTCTTTCTTAAGAGAATTTTTAACACTTTCGTTACCTTTTAGTATTGGGTCTTCGTCAAAAGTTTTAAGCGTTTGTTGTATTTCTTTTCGCCTAGCTATTAAAAAAGGACTTAAAGCTAATTTTGCACCTCCTCCTCCGAGATAGTCTAAATACGATAAAGCTTCTCCAAATTTATCTCCTCTACGTTTAGCTAGTTCAGTGGATATTCCTGGAATAAACTCGGCTACTCCAGATACAAGGTTTTGAAGAGGGTCTTCGGTGTTTAAGGGCTGATTTATATAGTTATAAATCCTATCCATAAAAGATTGGTTAAATGGATTTATAGGTTCTATTGTGCCTGTAGGTTCAGCCATAAGCTAAGTATATGCGAACTGCGGGTTATTTGCAAAGCAAAAACTTAAAATAAAGTAAAGAAGAAAAGCTTATGAGTGGAGTTCTTGGTTCGTGGAAGGTTTTTCTTTAGACTTACGGTCTTTGAATATTCTATCGAAGTTAGCGTTGAACTTTTCGCGGTCCGTGGGTCTTTGTCTACTTCCCTTGCCGCCGTGCCATTGCCTATTGTTTTTCATCGTATTCTCTGTAATACTCAACGATAGATAAAATATCTTTTGTATATCTTTTTATTTCTGCCATGTTCATCGATAAATTTTCGTACTGAGGCGTAGTTAATGCATAATACGCAACCGCAGGAGCCTTACCTTCTTGTACTAACTTTAAATATTCTTCCATGATTTCTGGTGTGAGGACTTTCCATTCAACACCAACAGCTTGTATTTCCATGGGCAGCGGTGGGTGGTACATGGGTGCAGGTAACGCAATAGTATTCACTTCAACAGGTTTGGTTGGTAATAGCGAACAACTAGTTATAAAAAAGAATGAGCTTAGTAGAACTAAATGGAAGGGTTTATTCATTTGAGGGGGTTTCCTTCTGGACCGAAGTTAGGTCTACTAAGTCATCCATGACTTGTTTACTGCCTTTATTAACAATCTTTTCTATTAATCCTGGTTTATTTAACGCAAGGTTATCTAAATCGTGCTTAGCAAATGTTTGTCTTAATTTATTGACTTCACGGAGAGCGTCTTGTTTTTGCGATTCCAACTTACCGAGGTCCGCGGATAGTTGTTCTTGTTTAGCTAAGTATTGTTTGATTGAATCATTTTGCTCGGTTATTTTACTTTCTAAAAGCATTTGATTAGCTTTAGATTGCGATAATTGGTCGAACAGGTATTTAGAACCTGCCAAAGAAGCTACCAATAGGACTCCGAGAATCATGCTTAACTTAAATCCCATATCAAAAGTATAAACGCAAAAATTTTTTTCGCAAAATTTTTTTCACTAGGGACTTATTTGTAAAGTAGTTGCAACCAAGGACGCGAACCTAAGGTGTGGCGGAGGGCAGGACCCGCACAAGTCAATAGGGGGGTATAGGGGTTTTATTATAGGCACAAAAAAAGGGCTACATAAGTAGCCCTTAGTTAGGTTAGGTTAGCTTAGCTAGTAATCACAGCTTTAATACCTTTTTTATCAGACCACTCAACAGCACCTGTACACTTATTAAAGTAGTGAGCTAAGACTCGTTGTGGTGATTGCTCATAAGGTGTGCCGTCATTCCTTGCCCATGCTTGTAAACCTGTAGCTAAATTACCTAGCTCATTGATGTCATGCACAGTTGCAGTACCACCTAAAGCACTAATATAGTTAGTGATTAGTTGTACCTGTTTAGGTAAGTTAGATGTATCAACGCCGTCAATTAATGACACTTTAAGGTCTACACTAATTGAACAAGAGGTGCCACCTCTAGGTGCTTTTGCTTTAGCTAAGTTATCTAATACTGCTTTCATTTTATCGTTAGTTTTCATAATTCTATTTTCCTAAGGGTTATAGTTTAATTAAGATAAGTACCCTTTTAACCTATCTTATAAACTAGTATATACCATTCTATAGTCAATACAATAGTATTAGTTAAATTAATTAAATTAATTATATTAGGTTAGTTAGCCTATATAAGTTAGTTAAGTTAGTTAGAATTTAAGACGGACGCGAACGACGGGACGGGGAAACAAAACCGCGATTAGAACGACTGAGCGGATTGATTGATTGATAGAGTGATAGAGTAGAGGGAAAGGGATGGGGATAGAGTAGAGCGATAGAGCAGAGGGATAGAGTAGAGGGATAGAGTAGAGTAGAGCAGGCACAAAAAAGGCGACCGAAGTCGCCCTTTGGTACCAGTCAGCTATTAGCTAATTGTAACCAGTCCTTCTTCTACAAGTCTTGCTTTGTAGTGAGTCCATATATCGTTAGGAGTCTGGACTGTTTTTAATCCAGCTTTATCTAACGCACTTTCAGTAGAACCATCGGTCCCGACCAACTCACCTACTGTTAAAGTATTACCTTTCGCAGCAACTAAAGCCTCGATAATCTTTCCAGCCTGAGGTGGAAACTTTCCTTTAGGTGTAGCGATGAGCGTAATCACTGCATCGTAGTTTGCAGAACCTTTTTGAGTTCCAGCTTTATAGTTTTTATCTATCATATCTTTCTCCTTTCTAGCTAAGTGGCGAAATTACCTACTTAGTACAATCATTATAGCCCTGATTGGTACCAAAGTAAAGCAGTATAAAGAACAGCAGATTGCAACCAAAAGTAATTAAACTTCTTTGGATGCAAAGTCTCCCTCTATTATATTTGAATCCGTCGCTCGTTTCTTAATCAGTGTTTCGAGTCGAGTGAGTAGGTCGTCCTTCGACATCATATCAATCTTTGCGGTCAGTATTTCTCGTCTATCGATGTAGAGTCCACCAGCTTTGCCTCGATGGACCTCGGCTGTGATGGCAGCGGATATCTGACCTTGGTCTTTCGCCTCTTCTCTGAGGTCGTGTAGAGTGGACAAATGATTCTCTAGAGAAACTGCGTCCTTCTGAGAGGCTGCGATTTCCAAGTCGATGAGGTAGTTTCGTACAACGGGGTTATGATTGAGTAATACACTGCCTTGTGTCTTAGCCCCCTTCCTGTCCTTCGTATACCCTGCTTTTATCGCGGATTCAGTAGCTGTTTGTCCTTTGAAGTATTCTTTACAAAACTTCTTCTGCTTTGAGTTAAGTGGTTGCCAAATCTTACCGTTGGCATCAACAAATCCATTACCGTCTTCTGTTGGTAATAATGAAGTATAAGTTAGTTGTTTCATTGTAGCTCCTCTGGTCTCCCAAGTGATATTACAATCTTATTATAAAACAACTCTTTTATATAGTTTTCTCATGCCCTCTAGGTATCTTACCTATAATTTCTAATAGAGTAATAGAATTCTATTAGTTTTGATAAAACAACGAATCGAGTAACCAAGAGACTTGTAGATTGATTCTATTAGTATATTAGAGATATTAGTAGTTTTGAGAAACTTTTTACAAAAACTTTTTTATTTTACCAGATAACAATACACATAGATTTAATAGACATAAAAAACCCCCGCACGAGGCGAGGGCAAAGACAGCTTTTAGGGAAACTATCTTATAAACCGATTCTAAACGCTACAGTTTTTTCAGTATGTTCTGCTTCAGCATCTTCTTCCCAATCTATCAGTAAATATAACTGTCCATCTATAGTAGCAATCGCTACATATACATTATCATTTATATTGAAATATTCACAACTTTC